ACCATCGCAGTGAGGATGTACTTCGGTGCATTCCTTTCATCCATGTTTGTGCACCACACGGTGTCAGGCATGGCTCCCGGGATCAACTACTATTCAGAGTGGTCGGTCCTAGCTCGTGAGCTCCTCCGCAAGGGTGACAAGGTGTTTGCTGGTGACTTCAAGGCATTTGATGCTTCGGAGCAGCCAGACATCCATCAGTACATCCTTGCATACATTAATGACTGGTATGACCAGTTTGAGGTGGATCCAGTTGGGAGGCGTGTGCGCGAAGTCCTCTTTGAGGATCTTGTGCATTCGCGCCACCTAGCTGGGGATGGCCCAGTGCTTGACACTGTGGTCCAGTGGAACAAATCCCTGCCTAGTGGGCATCCGCTCACTACGGCTGTCAATTCCATGTACTCTCTGTACACCCTCACGGCCTGCTATGTTGAGGCCACGGGGGACTATGAGAATATGTGGGACCATGTATTCATTTGCACCTTCGGCGACGACAACGTTGTCGGTGCCGATGACGACACCATCGAAGTCTTTAATCAGGTGAGTGTCGCCAGGATGATGAAGGAGAAGTTCAACCTCACCTACACCTCAGACAAGAAGGATGCTGAACTCAAGCCATACGAGACTATCAACGACATCACGTTCTTGAAGCGTGGTTTCGTGGAGTCTATCGTGGATGGGGGTTGGATTGCCCCCTTGGCTATGGACAGCATCCTCTACCGTACATACTTCTACAAGTCTGATCGCACAGCTCTGGGAGACCAGGCTGTGAACTTCAAGGAGGCTCTCCTGGAGCTCTCCTTGCATCCACGATCCGAGTGGGATACTCGGTACCATGCCGCGGCGAATTATTGCCGTGATGTGGGCATCGAGCTCCCATTCAACTCATATGATCAAGCGCGTGAGATCTGTCTTGCGCGCACCGATGTTTGGTTCTGACCTTATATACGCATTCATTCATGTACATACAGAGACTGCGGCATGATTGTTTGGACAGGAAGGGTCTCCGTTACTACTCAGTGGTCACAGAGAGACAGTCTCACCTGGTTTGGTTCGTGCGGACCAGCCTTGTACATAGTCGCACGCTACAGATCCCTCTAAGATAGAAGAATGTGCTACGATTGATGGGCTTAGTGTCCCCACTACCAAAGACACTCATGTCGGTATGTCCTTTGAGGGCGAGGCCGGAATTTGCACGGAGGGTCTGTCTGGAGCTGGGTCCCACTTTTTGAGTGG